ATTATTATCTATCTCTTTATCTATCTCTTTATCTATATCTATATCTATATCTCCGTTGCGTTTTGTTGCATCGGTGTTGCATTGCAACGCTTTTCTAGACTCTCGATGCTTGCGAGCTCTACGGGTGCTTGCAGTTTCGCTACCTATCATCTCTGGAACTTGTTCCAATTTGTATTGAAAATTGTCCGAGGTGGTAAGTAAGTTTTTTTGACTCAGGAATAGCAAAGCCATTCGGATAGCTTCAGGATCTTCATCGATGAGTAACGCTAACTCTTCAGCTAAATCATCGGCCAATCCCTCGAAGTATATCTTGCCCTCATCTGCTAAGCTGACAAGCATGATTTTTAGATAGATGATAGTGATTTCTTCGCCCCCTGGAAGTTTTCTCATTAACTTCATTTCTTTAGTTTTGAAAAAATCTTCCTTCAGCTGAAGCCAGTAATATCTTCTATTTGCTAAAGCTATTTTTATCATCTCCTTTCTATTTTTCTCAATCTCTTTCTGCTATAATGTAAGCAGAAAGGGGGTAAAGTTATGTCATTTGATAAAAATATAGCTGACAGAATCCTAGAATTTGCTAAACTGGAGCCAACCGTTCCAGTTGGAACTTCCCATGATTTCCGCTCTGAAGAATTTGATCAAGATGATTTTAGAGATACCGCTAAGAAACTAATCTCAACTGGTCAAATTTCAGGACATCTTGAGGAAGATTTCTCAGGATTCTATATCGCTTTCAGATTGTAAATTCTGAATTTCAGCAATCACTGTCGCATCGATTTCAATAACATCTGGAATTGCTGTGATGGTGATTTTTGGTTTCTTATCTGCAGGCATTTCTAGTTTAAAATCAATTACCCCTCGGCCAAGCTCCCAGTCATTGATTTTTACTGAATATCCTGAAGAATTAAGAGATTGCCCCTCAGTAGGTTCTTGCTTGGGCTTAATACTTAGTTTCAATTGCTTCATGTTTGCTCCTTTCTTTGTTGTTGTTTTCGCAACTTTTAGAGTAAAAAAATACTGCTAGAAATCCTCCATCTTGACACCTAGCAATTCTGCCAGCTTGCTTGCCTCTGAGAATGTAAAATCTCGCCCCTTGTATCGGTTGAGCTTTACACTCAATGTTGACTTATCCATCCCTAATTTATCAGCAATATCATTCTGTTTCAATCCTTTTGAGACAATGATACCTTTTAAATTGTGGTATGGTTTATCTATTTCCAACACGCTTGCCATGGACATCTCCTTTCTTTTTTAGTTGCGTTTTCGCAACTTGTTTATAAGTCTATTATACTCTTTTCTTTTTCGTTGTCAACAACTTTTTTTAAATTTTTTAAAAATATTTGTGTTTTCGCAACATTTGTGGTATTCTATCTATAGAAAAGGAGCAACAACAATGATAGGAAAGAAAATAAAAGAGCTTAGAAAAAGCCACAATCTAACTCTTGAAGAGTTAGCGGACATATTGAATAAGGAATATCCTGACACTATCAACTTTAATAAAGGTAAAATTTCAAAATGGGAAAATGATAGAGAGGAACCTAGACTCTCATCTGTCAAAATCCTTGCTGACTATTTCGATGTCCCACTAGATTATTTTAACGGCATTGATATTGATCAGGCTGAAATTCTAACCATCTTCAACCAACTAGACGAAGATAGACAAGCAAATGTAGTCGACTATGCTACTGCTCTATTGAACGAGCAAGTCAGCATGAAAACGACCACGGTTCTAGAAAAGTACAAAAACGATGACTACATTATAGACTATGTAGAGGGTTTGGTCGCTGCAGGGCATGGAACGTTCCAAGAGGATAACCTACACATGGAAGTTAGACTCAGAGCTGAAGATGTGCCAGAAAGCTATGACACAATCGCTAAAGTGGCAGGCGATAGCATGGAACCACTCATCGAAGATAATGATCTGCTATTCATAAAGGTTACCAGTCAAGTAGATATCAACTCAATCGGTATATTCCAAATCAATGGAAAGAACTTCGTCAAGAAGCTAAAAAGAGATTATGACGGTTCCTGGTATCTTCAAAGTCTAAACAGTGGATACGAGGAAATCCACTTGTCAGAAAATGATGACATCCGTACAATCGGAGAGGTCGTAGATATTTATAAAGTTTAAAAAAATTAGCACAATTAAGAAAGGAAAATGAAATAATGGCTAAATATGTAAAACGTTGTCCAAAATGTGGAAGTGAAGAAATTGAGTATATGATGCAGGATCGTAAAACTTTCAACGGTTTTATAGGATGTATTGGTTGGCTTATCGCTTGGCCACTCATTCTGCTTGGATTTGTGGGTAAAAAAGGGAAACACAACTGGCACTGTCGCAACTGTGGATGTGTCTTTAAATCCAAGAAATAAAAAAAGACCTCACGCTCGCAAAGTTTGGCGACTCTGAGCATGAGGCAGCAGTATAGTAAAAGGCATTAAATGGCCCGTTTTACTATACCCATTTTATCAAAAAGGGGGTATAAAAGCAATGAAAACAACGAATAAGGTGGCAATATATGTCAGGGTTTCAACCTCTTATCAAGCTGAAGAAGGTTACTCAATTGATGAGCAGAAAGACAAACTGGAAGCCTACTGTAAAATCAAAGACTGGAAAATCTACGATGTTTACGTTGACGGCGGTTTTTCCGGTTCAAACACAAAACGCCCCGAACTTGAACGCTTGATAAACGATGCAAAAAGAAAAAGATTTGATATTGTGCTAGTTTACAAGTTAGATCGCTTGAGCCGTAGCCAAAAAGACACGCTTTTTCTAATCGAAGACGTATTTTTAAAAAATGACGTTGCTTTTATCAGTTTGCAAGAAAACTTTGACACTTCCACTCCTTTTGGCAAAGCTTCGATTGGTATGCTTTCAGTATTCGCCCAGCTTGAGCGTGAACAGATAAAAGAAAGAATGATTTTAGGCAAAGAAGGACGAGCTAAGAAGGGAAAAACAATGGCATGGACTACTATCCCTTATGGCTATGACTATTCAAAAGAAATGGGTATCTTAACAATCAATCATACTCAAGCTATCATTGTAAATCGTATCTTCAATGAGTATCTGAACGGAAAATCAGTAGTTAAAATCATTAGAGATTTAAACAAAGAAGGGCATATTGGACGAAAAAGGCCATGGGGCGAAACAATCACAAAGTATTTACTTAAAAATGAAACATATCTTGGTATCGTAAAATATAGAGGTCAAAAATACGACGGTCAGCATGAACCAATTATTTCTCAAGAATTATTTGACCTTGTGCAGTTAGAACTTAAAAAAAGGCAGATAGATGCCCTGAAAAGAAACAACAATCCAAGGCCATTCCAGGCAAAATATATGCTCTCTGGTTTGCTAAAATGCGGATATTGTGGCGGTTCGCTAGGTCTATACGTTACTTCAAAAAATCGAAAAGGGAAAGCGTATCAACGCTATCAATGCAGACATAGGTTTGATAAAGACAAGTCAAAAAGATGTAACTCAAAATGGTATGATAAGCAAGAACTGGAAGAGAAGGTCATTGAAAGATTATCAAAAATAAAGCTCGAACCGAAGTATCGCAAAGAAATGCTTGCAAAGAATGATGAGACTATGAAAGTCGAAGAAATAAGAGAACAACTGAAAAAGCTAAACAATAGGCTTGATAAGTTGACTGAATTATACTTGGACGAGATCATCACACGAAAAGAACTAAACGCCAAAAACGAAAAGCTCAAAACCGAAAAAGCGTTTTTGGAAGAACAACTAGAAAGTAAGAAGAAAAATACAATCAACATAAGACAACGAAAACTTGCGAGACTTTTAAAGGATTTTAACCCCGAAAAACTAAGCTATGAAGATGCTTCAAAAATTGTAAAATCTGTCATAAATGAAATTGTTGTAACCAAAGAAGAAATGACGATAACGCTAGACTTCTAAGGGTTTAGAGCTATTTTTGTATTTTAGTCAAATTGATAAGAACAACTTTATTATACATTTTTCATCCTCCTACTTATCTATTCGAAGGAAAAGAAAAAAAGTTACAAGATTTGTAACTTTTTTAAAAATAATATTAATCTCTATGAATCATAAATCCAGTTGCTTGTTGATTGGCCATGATGGTCATATCTGTGATTTGTACTCGTCGTGGTTGACTGGTCACATAAACTACAGTATCAGCGATATCTTGCGCCTGCAAAGCTTCGAGTCCCTGATAGACCGTCGCCGCCCGTGCCTCATCTCCATGGAAACGAACTTTTGAAAAATCAGTTTCTACAATTCCTGGCTGAATAGTGGTCACCTTGATATCTGTCGCAATGGTGTCAATCCGAAGCCCGTCTGAAAAAGTTTTGACTGCAGCCTTGGTTGCTGAATAGACTGCTGCACCAGCATAGGCGTAAATACCTGCAGTAGAACCCATATTAATGATATGCCCTTGATTAGCTGCTATCATGGAAGGCAAGAGGCAACGTGTAACTGCCATCAAACCCTTGACATTGGTATCTAACATGGTCAACATATCCAACTCTTCATAGTCCTGATAAGGAGCTAAGCCTAAAGCAAGTCCAGCGTTATTAACTAAAACATCAATCGAACCTACTGCTTCAAGAATATCTGAACAAACCGTTTTAACCATTGTCATATCGGTTACATCTAGCGGAAAGGTCCAAACATTTTGATTTGGAAATGCTTCTACAAACTCAGCTTTTAGAGCTTGGAGTCTTTCTGTTCGACGTCCTGTGAGTACAACATTCTCACCTTTTTCTAGATATGCACGCGCAATGGCTTCACCGATACCTGATGTTGCACCTGTAATGACTACATTTTTTGCCATCCTATTTTCCTCAAGCAAAGATTATAAATCACTTTTAGTGATTAAGCAGTCCAGTGTGTAGCTGGGTCAAAGGGTGTTCCAACTACCTGGTCGTCTGATAATTCAATGACACCACGTTTTTGGGGAGCATTTGACAAGGCAAGTTCACGAGGACTACACATCATACCAAAACTCTTTTCCCCACGAAGTTCCCCTGGGAAAATGAGATTGCCTTTTGGCATCATGGCTCCAGGAAGAGCAACAATGGTTTTCAAACCAACACGTGCATTGGGAGCACCAGCAACGATTTGTACTGTTTTGTCATTCCAAACAGCAACTTGGCAGATATTGAGGTGGTCACTATCTGGATGCGCAACCATTTCTACAATCTCTCCAACCACAAATTTGGGTTCCTTGTCGTTGATGATTTCTTCAGCAAATCCTTCTTCTTGCAATTCTTGGTTCAAACGTGCTACTTGGTCGTCAGTTAAAAAGACTTGACCGCGCTCAGCGATCTCAAACATGCTAGAAACTTCAAAAATGTTCCATGCGACAGTTTCACCAGTTTCTTTTAGGAAAACACGCGCTACATTACCTTTACGCTCAACATCTAGCTTGGCATCTCCACTGTTTTTCACGATGACCATAAGGACATCGCCGACATGTTCTTTATTATATGTAAAAATCATTCTTTTCTCCTATTTCAAACTTGCTAAAAAGTCATTGATTTGCCCCTTGGTTTTACGGTCACGATTGACAAAACGTCCAATCTCCTTGTCCTTGTCTAAAACAACAAGACTTGGAATCCCGTATACATCCCAAAGTTTAGCAAGTTCCATGTACTCATCTCGGTCTACCCGTATAAAAGTGAACTCCGGATTTGCCTCTTCAATCTCTGGCAAGGCAGGATAGATATAACGGCAATCGCCACACCAATCCGCAACAAAAAGGAAGACCTTCTTGCCATCCTGCTCTACTAGATTTGCTAATTCTTCTATATTTTTAGGAGAAATCATAAGACTTCCTCCTCGTAGATGAGATCTTCATCTTCATAGACAAAGGTATAGTGACGACCATCTTCAAAAATGACACCACCAACAAGGCGTTCTAGGCTACTTTCGTATACTTGAACATAGAGAGTCCCAATCTCACCCATTTCTGAGAAATAGTCACGCACAATAGCAGTTAACTCTTCCTGTGTCTTCATGAGTTTGTGATCATCAGCTACTTTCTTAGCACCAAAGGCAAGTGCTCCAAGCCCTGCCACGACTAAACCTGTTTTAATAATATTTTTCGTTTTCATGCTAACATTGTAACACAAAAAGGCTCAAGGAACAATGAAAAAGAGAGTGGGACAGAAATCGGTAAATCGTTAGAATTCGATTTCGTCGTCCCACCTCCGCACAGTTGAGTAG